TTGGCTCTTGGATGTTGGTAGCTTTTACGGTACTCATGGTGTCACCTCAATGACTTCTTCAATAATTACTGGTTCTGTAAATTCTTTAGTAACAGGGTCATACATCCAACCAATCCCCGGACATGGATCATAGTTTGTTATGTCAACAGCAAAAGTTCCATCAGGGGGTAACCATGCACCGCCAACAACCGCTACATTTACAACGATGTTATACTCAGCATCAATAATTGCGACTTGATACGTTTCCATGTCTTGCCTCACCCAATCACGCCATCAAAAACAGTCAATATAACTCGTCCTGCGGCTCCAGCACCTGATGTCCCTGTAGTTGTCGTACCACCACCGCCACCTCCGGGCTGTACGCCAGTTCCTCCCGTACCACTAAGTGTACCAGCACCGCCATTGCCACCATATATTGATGTGCCTCCAGTACCAGAAGAGCCAGTCCCGCCACCTGCACCACCATACACAGACCAACCACCGACAGTATCAGAACCACTACTAGTACCGCCGCCGCCACCAAAAAAACCATCTCCAGCTGAGATTTGAATGGCTGTTGGAGCAGTGCCAGCTGAATCAGTTCTCCCACTACCCGATGTTATCGTTGATCTAAAAGCACTAGCAGCAGTCCCCCCAATACCTAATATTGCTCCGGGACGCATAGTAGCAACGCCGGAAGAAGTGGCATTTAATACACCCGCCATTAGAGGAGAGCCGCCAGAACCATTTGATCCACCGTATGCAGTAACTAACGATCCAACCGTAGTGTTTCCTCCAGCATTACCTCCACCGTTAGTTGCTCTTGCAGCACCGCCAGCACCAATGGTGATTGTTTCAGTGGCTGAAAAAGAAGATAATGGCAGCCAATATTCAACGTATGACCCACCGCCGCCGCCGTGGTTACCATTTCTTCCACCACCTTGACCAGCACCCCATGCCTGAACATGAACACGGCTACCACTCCCATACCCAGATGGCTTAGTCCAAGTAGAAGAAGCATCAAAAAGTTGGTAGTTTGCAGCTTTAGCACTTGTAACAGTAGCCCAAGATGGAGCCGCTGCCGAACCACCTGATGTTAATACCTGACCAGATGTGCCGTAGTTGGCTCCACCGATGCCGATTTGCCCTGCTGATGCAACACGCACCTGCTCAGTGCCACTAGTAGCAATGCCTACCGCATCTGCGGCAGGGAAGAATATACCCGTGTTGGTGTCAGCACCCTGCACTGCTGGAGTGGCAGCGGAGCCATCAACACCAGCTATACCTGTGGTTCCGTTAATTGTTACCGTCATGGCGTTACCTCAATAACTTCTTCAACAGGAGGATTAGGGTCTGTAAACTGTCCTGTTGCAGGGTCGTATATCCAACCCATATTGACTGGTGAGTCATCTGGTAGACCAACAAGAATCGTGCCTTCAGGTGCTGGATCAACAGACGGGTCAGCCATGATCAGGTTGACAACAATGTTGTCAGAGTTTTTAACTACTGCACATCTCATTATGTGTACTCCGTAATGCGGATAAATCCTGCCCCACCTGCCCCACCAACTATTCCAGCATTACCAACATTATAAGCACCGCTACCACCGCCGCCTAATGTTCCTGCTTCTTGCCCAGATGAGCGTCTTCCTGCACCGCCGCCGCCAAAAAACGTACTGCCGCCATTGCCTGATTGTCTGTTATTAGCAGCAGTATTAAACTGACTACCACCTTGTCCCGGAGAACCTTTTTGATTTATATCTCCATTTGAAGCAGAACCGCCAACCCCACCACCGCCCGTACTATCTACTGCTCCGTCCGCACCAGCACCACCCGTAGAAGTTAGTACGGTTGCACCAACTGTAAATGTTGAAGTCCCACCAGTACTGCCATTCCCACCTCCGGCTGCCGCGCCACCCGCTCCACCACTACCAATTGCGTAAGCATATGGTGTAGATGAAGAAACAGAAAAATATTTTGCTGCATACGCCCCTGCCCCACCACCACCACCTGTCGATATGGCAGTTACCGTACCAGCGTCAGCACCACCACCACCACCGCCGCCACCAACAACCTCAACATAAATTGCCGTGCAACCTGCTGGTGTCGTGTAAGACGTGCCAGATGTCAGGACTTGTGGAGCGCGGAGAAGCATCCCAGAAATACCAACAGGTGTTCCCGTAATTGTTGGGCTGCTCAATGTCTTATTTGTTAGCGTCTGAGTAGCCGCTAGACCTACAAGCGTGTCAGTCACAGCAGGAAGCGTAAGAGTGTTGGTTCCGGCAATGGCAGGGGCGTCTATTGTTATTGACCCAGATGTATCGCCATTAAGTTTGAGAGATGCCATTAGACAATGCTCCATGTGCTACCAGATGGGACAGTGACGGTAACGCCGCTATTCACTGTTACTGGGCCAAATGTTCCGGCGTTTTTATCAGTTGTGATTGTATAATTAGCCGTGACTGTCAGATCGTTCTCAAAGAAAACCTTATCACTACTCGCACCAGTCGGTTGCGGAGGATTGGGGAGTATATCCAGATAGCCGTATGTAGACATATCAATCCCCTATTAGGTGATATTCAAGACTGAGGCAATAACATCAGCTGAAGTTGCGGCAGAAGTTAAGACCTTGAGAGCGTCACCAGTGGTCAAGACAACCTTCTGGTCGCCGCCAACAGCAACAAATGATCTTCCAACCGGAACACCCGCTCCCTTGACGATATAGTAATCCACCGCAGATCGAGTGAAGTAGATATCGCAAGTGATCGAGGATGCACTGGTATTGGCGACTGTGAGGCCAATAACCGTAGTCTGAGTGGCAGAAGCAACAGTTACCAACGTGGAGGCAGAAGTGCCTACGTTCTTTGCTACATAGGAAGTAAAGGTATTGGCCATGTCAATGGTTCCTTGTTTTGCGGATATTACCCTAAAGCGATTGCCATTGCTACTGCCGTTCCAGCTGGATCGACCTGCAAGTTAGTTTGAGCAGCTGCTATCGTAGTTGCCCCCGTTCCACCAAATGCAACACCTATTGTCCCAGCCCATGACGGGATGCCTGCTACAAGAGTCAAGGGAGCGCCGTTTGTCCCAACTGGTAGTTTTGCAAGGGTATTAGCCCCTGACGCATACAGAATATCGCCAGTTGTGTATGAGGTCAGCCCTGTGCCGCCGTATACCGGGCCAATAGCTGTAGCATTCCATGTTCCTGCTGTTACCGTCCCGATAGACGATAAGCTGGAAAGAGTTGTTACCGCTGTATTAACCAGTGTCCCAGATGTAGGAAGGGTAACAGATGTGTTCCCAGTCGCTGTTAATGTTGTTGTAAACGCACCAGAAGTAGTAAAATCCCCACCAATCGTAATAGTTTTCCCGGTGTTTGCTACGCCTGTCCCACCATATTGGCCAGCTACAACTGAACCGTTCCAAGTACCAGTAGCAATTGTTCCAACACTGGTTAATGACGATGTTACTACCGACGAGTTAAGAATTGTGCCAGTGAGCGTATCAGCAGGGGCAACGACGACTGCTGTGGATGCCGCTGTTAACTGGCCCTGAGCATTGACTGTAAATGTCGGGATTGCCGTTGATGAACCATATGCAGCCGCTGAAACCGTTGTGTTAGAGATGTTAAACGTATTGCCAGAAAGATTAAGTCCAGTTCCTGCTGCATAAAGAACCGGAGCTGCAAACTGGGTAAACGTAATCCCCGTTGTTCCAATAACTATTGGAAGAGGCGTCTGCTGCACCCATGACGTATTGGTGTTGACTGAGCCAGAAATGACAAGAAAAAAATCGCCAGCATCAATTTGTCCTACGCCAGTTCCGGTAGTATCGTAATCAGTAGCGCGGATCATAGACCAATTAGTTGATATAGAACCCTGATTGGTTAGAACATAAACGCCGTTATAGGCTGTATTTGATTCGTCTTTGACTAAAATACGGACAGCATTTGTAACATCTGTTCCAGTAAATGTATGGCCATCAATGACCAGAATGGCCTGCGTTCCCGCATTGGTTAGCGTTGCACCTACGCCACTTGTGCCATTGTTATATAGCACGGTCCCAAGATTTGCGGTTGTAGCGTAGTCGCAGGCTTCATGGAAATTTAAGCCAGCGGCTACTGCATCAACGTATTCTTTGTTGGCTATGTCGGTTGCGTTAGCTGGGGCAGTGCTGATTGTTCCAGTTGTTAGCGTTACAGCATTGATTGTCGAGCTACTTGCAGATGTAATTTGTCCTTGAGCATTAACCGCAATGACTGGGACAGATAGTGAGCTACCATATGTTGCAGCGGAAACACCAGTTGTGGCGATGCTAATTGTCCGGTTTGCAGCCAATGAACCGCCACCTGTCAGGCCTGTCCCGGCACTGATTGTGGTTGCCGACAAAGCTGCATCAGTAATTCCATACCCGGCAAGAGTGGTAGGAGTACCAGTGATAGAGCTAAATGCAGGGGTAATTGTTGTATTGGATGCAGATGTAATACGCCCTGTTGTGTCCACAGCCACAACGGCTGATTGTGTTGCAGACCCGTAAGTTGCCGCAGCTGCACCACTTGCAGGGAAATCAGCTGTTACCAAAGACCTGAAAGCAGGGGCAGATACGCCACCGCTTGTTGGGCCTGCAAATATCGTATTGGCTGATTGGGTAACGTATGTAACGCCCAATGTTCCACTTGTTGTAATTGGGCTTCCGGAAACGGAAAAGATCGCTGGCATTGTCAGGCCGACAGATGAGACAGAACCGCCGCCTGTTAGCGTGTACCAGCCTTTGCCACCTACGTTATCCGTCCCATAGTATTTGCCGTTGCCGGGGGCTGGTGAGTCTCCAACAAGGTTTAGCAAAATGTTGGAAGATAAAGCACCGCCGCCTTCAATAGAATACTGTCCTGCAACAGTACGGGTGTTAGGAACCGCATCTGTAATGCCATACCCAGAGAGAGTGGTTGGCGTATTTTGAACACCAGTCCAATCAACCTCAATGGTTACGCTGTCTCCAGCTGATGTTATCTGGCCTTGCTGATTAACAATAAACACAGGAATTGAGGACGAGCTTCCATAGGTTCCGGGAGAAACCGCCGTGTTGGTAAGCGTGACAGTAGGATCACCAGAAATACCATCGCCATCGCTAACAGTAATGCCAGTACCTGCAATGAGAGAGCGGCTAATTACTGAGCCAATTCCATCTCTGACTACCAGACCCGTGCTTGCAAGGTCTGAGAACGCTTGAAGATTGACACTATAAGGTTGGGCGTCGGTGATGCCATACCCAGCAAGGGTAGTTGGTTTCCCAGTAATATCGTTAAAAGCTACCGAGAAGCTCGATGTAGATACGTTTGTTATCTGTCCTTGAGCATTAATCGTTAGGACTGGAACTTGAGTTGATGACCCAAAAGTTCCAGACGTAACACCCGTATTAGCTATATAAATAGTACGGTCTGCTGAAAGATCGCCACCACCAGCTAACCCTGTCCCAGATGCTATTATCCGCGTTGAAGGGACAGAAACTGCTCCTACAAAAGCTGCAATATTGGTGCGTTTGGTATAGCCGTCTTGGACAATAATAGTCAGGTCTGTCCCTTGCGGCGTTGTCGCAATGGGTAGATTGGATATTGTTACCGGAACCAGATTTGATGGGACGGTCATTTTATCTTTTCAATCGGAATGAGGAACTCATCATTATTACTAGTAACAATAAACTGATTATCGTTTTCAGTCACGATGCCAAGCGGCTGTGTATTGATTGGAACATCAGGCCGGACAAACGGCAATGAAATCCGTTCAGGCTGGCGAGCAGGCAAACGGTATGGGTCGTACTCGTCACGGTCTATCAGGCAGACGCGCAACCCCGGAGAATTAGGGTCTGAATACAAATCCTCAATAGACATCTTTCTATTGCAGCGGTCACAAACGCCAATTCCAAGAGTTGAGCGCCCCCTCGTATCAAGGAATATTGGCATGAATCACCTCGTATACATTGAAATATTTGGTGAAATCATAAATGGAGAATCGTCTCTCTCTTCCATGAATGCAAAGCTCATAGCTTCACTTGCCCGTGGAGCAAGACGATCAGCCATTGCAATATCTACTTCATTAAGCTCATAGCAAAGCCTGTGGGCCAGTTCCCATGCAATTGCATCTACCCAACGCTGTGGAAGCTCGATGGTCTGTGTCAGGCTGCCTACGTCCATGATGTGCCGTTGCCGCCATGTAACCATCTGCGCAAACTGGGCAGCTTGGTTTGGCGTCGGCCACAGACGCATAACTGGGGCATTAAGCTGCCTATCCAGCCAGAATTGCAACGGCCTACCTTGGAATGATTTGTTAGGCAGGTTGGTGTAGTCATCTTGGTTAAGACGAGCCAACGGAATTTCAGTCGGGTTACCTGCTGTTACAAACTCGGCAACGTCGAGAATAGTCCCATTAAGGGCTGCTAATCTCCAATACTGACCATTGATGGAAGGATTAAGGTCATACCACTGCCACTCTCCGGCAGCATATGTAACCGATCCGGGGACAAGGGCGTCATACCAATGAATCAAGTCGATGGAGTATTCCACCTTCATGTCATAGGTTCCGGCTGAGTACATATTGAAGCCGATAGTGGAGATGTTCTGCTGGGTTGTTAAGTCCTGCAAAATCCATCCATTAGCGGTTGTCTGGGTACACGCCGTCGCCAGATCACTATCATCAGCGTAGTCAGGAATACCCTCACTTGCTGTAATGATACCCGTGTACTGGTTAATTGTGCGGTAGTTGGAGTTCAAAAGGTCAATAGTTCCAGCCGGAAGGGTGATATAACCATTGCCAAGGTAGAATGGCATGATGGTTTTCTCAACCGTCCATAGCTGGATACCACGATTGCACAGCGATGAAATGAGCAGATAGAGGCTGTCTAAAGCCGTCTGCTGCATTTCAGATGTTACGATTTCAGGTGCAACCTTACAACGCCTGAACGCTTGGTCCAAAATGTTGTTAGTGTTGAATACCGTTTGAGAAACCGTTCCGCTGGTTGTCATTTTTTAACCTTGCGAGCTTCAGATAAAGCAATAGCAATTGCCTGCTTCTGACTCTTTACCACTGGGCCTTTTTTGCTGCCAGAATGAAGTTCACCGGATTTCCATTCGTGCATAACTTTTTTAACCTTGCCGCCATTTTTAAACGGCGTGGATGGCTTGGACTTTGCAAACTTTGCAACGGCCTTTGACTTGGCCATTTGAATATCGGCAACGGCTTGGTCTTGAACGCCTTTGCCTTTTCCAGCCATCCTCGCGGTTTTCATTACTTCATGCCCTTTGCCATGCCGCCTTTTTTGCGAGCCATTGGGCCTTTAAACATTGAGCTTAATACTGGACCTGCTACCGACATACCCGGCATAGGCTTACGAGGGCCGTTTGGGTTTCGTGGACCAAATGGGCCATTACCCATCATACCGCCTTTAGGCTTTACAGGACTACCCATCACGCCGCCAACTTTAGGTTTTGGCATTCCAAGAGGGCGGTCATCTGGTCCAAGAGCAACGCCATTGTCGCGTGGATTGCGACGGACTTGGGTTTGATATGCTTGCCTCATTGCGCCACCAGTGGCTTTTTTTGCAACAGCACCGCCCTTGGCTTTTTTCATAACTTCACCGCCATGAGAATAATGGCAAGTGCTGGACATTTTGGCGTTTGGTTTAAAACCGTTCATTTTACTCTCCTCGCAGCAGCTGCGTTATCAACTAGGTTTGGATATGGACGACCAGCTTTTTTAGCTCTGGCTTTAGCGGAAGTCTTTTGAGAAGGAGTCAGCTTCTTGCTTTCCTTCTTTGGGTTTTTGGTTTCCCAAAATGGTTTAGCCATGTCAGCAACTCCAAGCTCTAAGGGACTTATTGATACGACTATTTGGGTCGTTGGCAGTTTTGGAAGATGTTAGTTTCTTCTTCATACCTGTCATCCTAGCACAGAACGATGCCTTCCGGCCCTCATCCTTTTTGGTCTTAGGACTAGGGGCCGGAGGTTTCAAATTCATGCCTTGGGCCTTAGCAGACGCACGGCCTTTGGCATTCAACCCGCCCTTGGGGTTTTTGCCTTCAGCTCGTTGCCACGCTGGGGTCTTTGCCATGCTAATTATCCGTAAGTTTTAATACACTCAAGGACAATGGTGTACATGTCTCCAGCCGTTTGGTCATGCGTTGAAAACGCAATATTCCCTGTTTTGCCAGTGCCAGAGTTATTAGAAATTCCGCCAAACGACGAAAAGTCCATGAGATATGGACCGTTTGATGTTACTGCCCATGCCAAAATATCGGTGGTTGCATCCCAAAGAACGCGCACCTCCATGCCATGTGCGGCAGACCAAATGCGGTTAATCTTTACGCCTGTGCAAGCCGCCCCAAACTGGTTTTTGGCAAGGTTGGCAACAATCACCTTGTTGACAGCGGTTTCACCCGTGCCATCAGAAATGTTGGTAAACTTTTGAATGACAAGACGATCCCCATCAAGGAGCGTCTGTGTAGTTACTGCATCAGCCATTAGCTCTCTCCATGTAAATGAAGGGGGAGACTATGCTCCCCCATCTTAATTAAGCAGGAGTGACACCAATAGCGCCAGCCTTTGTAGCTGTTGGACCAGCCTGAATAGCTGTCATTCCAATAGCAATCACAAGGCGGCGAGCGCCGTTTGCTGCGGTGCTTGCTGGAAGGAATGTACCGCGTACATCGCCAGTTGTTGCTGATGGGGTTGTTGAAACAGCAGCAACAAAAGTACCAGCATTATCGGCAACGGCATTGTTCCACCCTGTGCGGAGCAGATAACCAGCGTCCGTAACAGCATATGGCAATCCAAACACGTCAGCTGAACCAACTGACAAGTTGCCAGTCAAAGCAGCTGAAACAGCAACCTGAGTAATGGTTTTAAAAGTTTTAGTGCTGGTTACGGTTGTTGTACCATTGCACGTCAATGTCTGCGTCTGGGTCTGGCCATAATAGTCAGTACCAGTAATTGTAACGGTTTCCGTTGTGTTTGCAGCATTTGAGGTAACAATTGAGAAAGCGCGAGCATAGTCAAATGTTGCTACGCCGTTTGTGGCCAATGTGCCATTGATTGTGGCATTTCCAGCAGCGGCGACAGCCTGTGCAGCGCAAACTGCTGTAGCAGCAAGTGCAGCTGGCACAATATCAAAAACGTATGTGCGGCCTAGTGGGCCTACGCCCTGACCGATTACGCCGGGGTTGCCGGAGCTTGCCCAGCTACTTGTCTGTGGGCCTGTAGCAGTACCCATCCAGAGATCATCACTTTGTTGTCCCATTGGTCTTCTCCTTGAAAAGCCTGACCGTTTCAGATTTGAATATAATGCACGATTTTAAGATTGATTACTAGCCCCACTATCATGCTTCCTCAGGTAATCAATGGCAGATTGGAGAAGGGTAGGATTGTGCCTAAGAAGCCCTATTCCTTGGTTACATGGCTTGCATAATAACCCTCTTACTTTTCCTGTATTATGACAATGATCCACTGAAAGCGATATTGTTTTTCCTTTAATCATAGTTGTTTCTGGATGTTTGCAGATCAAACAAACACTTTTTTGAAGGTCAAATTGATGGTTAAACCAATCAAGATTAACTCCATAACTCTTTTTAAGATCAGAATCCC